CCCTTACCCGATGACTTACAAAGAATGGATTACTAAGACGGTCGGCAAATTCCAGCTATCGGCGGACGACGTGGATTTGATACTTTGCAACCAAAGCGGACTTATCCCCGACCCGGACGCACCGGTAGACGTGCGGAAGGCTAAAACGGCCATTTGCCGCGAGTTTACAACGCTTATCCCCCTTGCCAATATCGGAGAAGGCGGGTATTCCATTAGTTGGAATTGGGACGCTATCAAACTTTGGTATAACGCGACTTGCACGGAATTAGGCATTACGCCGGCCGGCAAGCCCAAAATTCGGAACAAAAGCAACGTATGGTAACGACTTCCTACCAATACCCGCAATACTTGTACGCCTTGCAGCACGACGGCGAAAGCGTCCAATTACCTAACGGTTCTTGGAAAACGCCCGCCGCCGCATGGGAGTTAAAAGCAGCTTGCCGGGAAGAAACCAACGGTAAAGGTTCGACAATTCAGACCGCCGACGGAGAAACCCGCGTATTCGCTTCGCTTATCCAGCTACCGAAAGGTACGGCCAAAATTCCCGAAGGCACGCAGGTAATTGTAACGCGGGAGGAGGTAGACGTAAGCCAGCTTTCGAATACCGAGTTTGTAGAAGCGGCCAAGGCAACGGGCTTAGTTGTAGTAACCGGAACTTGCGAAAAGTTCGACCCCGGCCGGCTTCATTGCCGGTTATGGATTTAACACAAAGAGCCATGCAAAGTATAGAAACCGATGATATTCTTTTCGAGATTCTGAACGCTTCGGCCGAATTGAAAGCGGCCCTTAGCGGCGGAATATACGTGCAGGGCGAACGGCCGGATAATTCCGGGAAGGAAGACGTAGTAATTAACAACTTATTCCTAAACCACGAAGTACCGCAAACCGGAACTTCAAACGTAAATATCCACGTTCCCGACAAAAAGGAAAGGATAGGCCGAACCGAACAATTTAAGGCGCATAGGGAGCGAATACGCGAACTAACGGCTATTGTTCTATCGGTTCTAAAATCGGCGAACATTACCGGGCTGACTATTCGGGTTTCTACGGAAACCATAATTAAAGAACCGGGCATTAACGAGCATTACAACAACTTGCGGGTAGAATGGAATATACAACGAACTAATTAAAATTTACGACAATGGCAGCAAAGAAAACTTATACTATCGGTCTTTCCAAGATTGAGGTAGGAGCAATTGCCGAGGACGGCGGTATGGGCGAAACCTTGGACGTATTGGGTTATACCTACCAAGACACCTGCACGATGACGCAGGAAGACCCGGAAACGACCGACCACTACGCCGAAGAAGTGGACGACCCCGTAATAAGCATTAGCCGGGGCGGAAAAACGAATTTCAACTTTTCGATTATGAACCCTTCGGTTACGGTTCTTGCCGACCTTTTGGGCGGCGTGGGTACCCCCGGTACCGGCAGTACGCCGGATAAGTGGGAAGCCCCGGACAAAATCCCCGTAGTCGAAAAGTCGGTACGCATTACCCCGGAACAGGGCCTTAAATTCGAGATTCCGCGAATGAAGCTCGTAAGTAAGATTAACGCCACTTTCAGCAAAAGCGGTATTCTTCTTATCGAGGTCGCCGGTACGGTTATGCAGCCGACCAAAACGGGAACTAAGAAAATGACCGCTACGCTTATGACCGCAGACGCGCAGGCATAACGCGGGGAAAGCCTTATTTTAACCCGAAAGCCCCCAAAATGAAAGTTTCGGGGGCTTTCTTGATTTAGCGACGACATGAACGAAGATAACATAAGAGAAAAAACGGATTTAGAGTTAGAGCGCGAAGAACTTAACCTTTTGGTAAAGCAAGGGGTTCGGTTCAGCGTCACACACAAAATCCGCCGGCGTAAAAAAGGCGTTAAAGGGTTCTTTCAACGCCCCGAAGCAGTTACGGTAAAAGAGGATTTCGAAATACAGGAACCTACGCTTTCGATTCTCGACCGGCTTAGCGCGGTATGGGTAGAAATGGGGATAGATGAAACCCGGATTACGGCCGGCGGAACGGAAACCTTGGCGGAAGCGAAGCGCATAGCCAAAGATAATGCCGCACGTATGGCCAGAATAATAGCTATTGCGGTATTGGGCGAAGACTACCACGTTACCGAAGTCAGCGAAGGCGGCAGGGTTAAGACCTATAACGACGATAAGGAGTTAGACCGGCTTACGGCCCTTTTCTTCCACACTATAAAGCCTTCCAAATTGGTAGGGCTTTCCGAAGCCGTAACCAGCGTAAGCAACTTAGGGGATTTTATAAACTCTATGCGCTTAATGAGCGGCGCAAGGACGACCCAACCGAGGACGGAGCGCATAGAGTAATAGGGCTAAATAGTCCTTACGGCCGCCGGGGTTCGATTTGCGCCCACCTTGGCTGGACGTGGGATTACTTACATCACGGCGTAGCTTGGGCCGTTGTTCAACGGTTGTTAATCGACGCGCCGCGCATAGCCGACGACGAAGACGGCAATACAGCGGGCAATACGACAACCAAGATAACCAGCGAGAACGCCGAAAGCATTTTACAACAGATAAACAACCTTATCCGATGAATATAAAAGGCGGAGCCTTGGAGTTCGATATAATTGCGAACAACGGGCAAATAAATAGCGCATTGGCCGAAACCAAAAGGCGCGTACAGGGTTTCACGGACGCAACCGTAGAAGGCGGCGACCGCATGGAAGCCGCGTACAGAGAAGCCGCCGCACAAATTGAAGCGGCGTTTAAGGATATAGACACTATGGCCGCAATCCATAGTAACGCAATCGCCGACCTTGAAAAAGAGTACGCCCGCCTGGGCGAAGCGGCCGGGGCCGCCTTTATGAAAGGCACCGCCAAGGGGGACGAAGAATATAGGGCATTAACGGCCAAACAACAGGCTATAAAGGACGAAATAGCCCAGCGGAAAGCACTTTTGCAGGAAGTGGCGAACACGGCGGACGCTTTACAGAAAGAAGAACAGACCTTAAACGAGAATAAGGCCAAGGTAGAGCAAAACGCGAAGGCGAAAGGCATGTTACGAACGCAAGTTATGAACCTTAAAAATTCACTTGCGGAAATGGAACAGAACGGGAAGCGTAATACGGACGAATACCGGGCTATGCAGGCGGAATTAGGCCGTTTGGCGGACGCTATGGCCGACGCAAATACGCAGGCTAAAATTATGTCCGACGACTACCAAAATATGAATACCGTATTAGAGGTAATGGGCGGTATAAGCGGGGCTTTTTCGGCCGCGCAGGGTGCGGTAGGACTGTTTGCCGGGGAAAATGAAAACTTGCAAAAGATTATGGTTAAAGTTCAGTCCCTTATGGCTATAACCATAGGCTTACAGCAGGTAGCCAAAACCTTAAACAAGGATTCATATACCCAGCTTGTATTAGTTCGCAAGGCGAAAGAATTACTTACCGTAGCGGAAACGAAGTTTGCTACGGCTTTGGGTATTTCCAACGTAGCGGCAAAGGCGTTAATGGCGACCTTAACCCTTGGCCTTTCAGTAGCGATTACCGCTGCGATAGCCTTAATTTCCAAATTCATATCCAAGAATCGGGAAGCAAAGAAGGCGCAAGAAGAATTTAATAACAAAGTGGTAGAAGCTGCCGCCGAACCGGTTACAGCAATTACCGAGCTTTCCACCGCATGGAACCGGCTGGGTAACGATATGGCCGCTAAAAACAAGTTTATCGAAGACAATAAAGACCGCTTCGAGGACTTGGGATTTTCCATTAAGACGGTTAAAGAAGCGGAAGACTTGTTAGTAGCTAATAAGTCGAAGTTTATAGAAGCCTGCTTAGAACGGGCCAAAGCGTTAGCCGTACAGGAATTGGCCGTAGAGAAATACAAGGAAGTATTAAAAGCCCAGCAGGAATTAGAAGCTACTCCGAAAGCGTATGTATCGAAGAAGGGAACATATAAGGACGGTTACGGCGTAGAGCGTAAAGGCGTTATAATTGAAAAATCCCGCGATTGGAAAAAGGCCGAAGATGCCGTAGCGAAAGCGGAACGGGAATATAACGCCTTGATAAACCAGCAAGTAGAATTTACCGCAAAAGAACGCGAAATTTTGGATTCTATCGGGGGCGGTGCGGATAAAGTGGCGGAAGGCAGTATAGAAGCTCTGGAAAAGACTATTTCAAAGTTGCGTGCAAAGTATAAGGAAGCTACCACCGATAAGGAGCGGGCCGAGTTATTGGCGAAAATCAAAGAACAGGAAGCGTTACTTAAAAAAATGGATTTATCCGGCACGTCTTCTAAGACTACGCAAAAAGACCCGTTTACGGAACAATTGGAAGCCCGGAAAAAGAAATATACGGAGTATTACAATTGGGTAAATTCCAAAGACGAAGTAGTACGCAATGCCGCAAAAGCCGAGTTCGCCGGGTTGCTGAAAGAAGGAAGTAGCTATTTGGATTATTTACAGAAGCAGCGCGACCAGCTTATTAAGGCTATCGGAAGCGGAACGGCCACAAAGACACAAGCCGAAGAATTGCAGAAGCTAAATAACGCCATAGCCAACGAAACGAAGGAAACCGTTTTAGCCGGATTCGAAAAGGAGCTTAAAGAACAACTTTCCGGGGCACGTTCCATTTTGGAAATGGTTAATATCTTGGAAGAAAAGCGTAAGGCTTTGACCGGGGACGGTTCCGACCTTGACAAAGGTAAAAGCGACATTATTAAGAAGCAGCAGGAAGACGTAGAGCAAAAGGCCAAAGACCGGACAAAAGCCCTATTATCCGAATATGCGGACTATTTGGGTAAGAAGATAACCTTTGAAGCCAACTACGCCGAAAATAGCCGCCTTCTTAACGAGCAATTGGCGAAGGCCAAGACGGACGACGAACGCCGTATAGCCTTGGAAGCCTTGGCGAATTTGGAGAAAGAGCGCAAAAAATACGCAAAAAGTTCGGGGAACGAAGACTACGACGCATTGGTAGAGGAATACAAAACATATCAGCAAAAATGCGCCGATATTTCCGCGCAATACGACGAAAAAATAGCATTGGCAACCCAGCAGAATAACGAAGAATTAGTAGCGAAATTGCAGGAAGCCAAGAATAAGGCCCTTTCGTCCGCAGCGTTGCAGGAATTGACCGATTCCGGGGCTTGGGAGCAACTTTTCGGGAACCTCGACGACCTTACTACGGCGCAAATACAGGCCCTTATAGATAAAATCGAAGCGCAAAAGGCCCAATTAGGCGTAGAACTTAACCCGCAAGACTTAGACGTAGTTTTAAGCAAGTTGCGGGAAGCCAAGGACGAAATACAGACCCGCAACCCGTTTAAGGCCCTTTCTACGGCTTTGAAGGACTATAAGAAGGACGCAAGTAAAGCGAACCTATCCGAAGTATTCAAAGGCGTAGGGGCTACGGCCGATTTGGTAAAAGGTTCGTTCGACGCGGTTACGGGTGCTATTGAGAAAATGGGAGGTTCTATGGACGACGAAACCCAAGCTATTTTAGGGGACGTAGGCGGAATTGTGGACGGAATAGGGCAAATGGCACAGGGGTACGCAACTATGAACCCGGCCCAAATGATACAGGGAGCCGTAGGTATGCTAACTTCCGTCTTTGACCTGTTCAACTCCCGCGACCGTAAGGCCGAACGAGCCATTAAGAAACACGCTGCTGCCGTCGAAGAATTGGAACGCGCCTACAAAGCACTTGAACACGCCGTAGATAAGGCGTTAGGCGAATCGGTTTACGATAACCAAAAGGCCCTTATTAACAATATGCGCGAACAACGCGCGCACTTGCGGGCTATGTGGGAAGCGGAAGAAAGCAAGAAAAAAACCGATAGTGGTAAGGTAAACCAATATAAGGAGCAGTACGAAGAATTAGGCCGCCAAATCGAAGACACCATAGCCGAAATTACGGAAAGCGTAACGCAGACTTCGGCAAAGGACTTGGCTACGCAATTGTCCGACGCGATAGCCGAAGCCTACTCCGACGGCTTCAACAGCGACAAAGTAAAAAGCGCGATTGAAAAGGTTACGAACCAGGTATTAGGTAATGCCGTAAAGAACGCCTTAAAAAAACAATTCCTCGAACAGCAGCTACAAAATGCCGTAAAGCAGTTGCAGCGCGATATGGGTTTTGACGATGAAGGCGGCGCTTCCTTCGACGGCTTGACCCCGGAAGAACAGCAACGGTTTAAGGATAGAGTAAATTCAATAGCCCAAGGGTACGCCGAAGCCTTGAAGTTGTACGAAGATTTGTTTAAGGACTTGGACGATAACGGCGACCCTACTACGAGCCTATCCGGTGCAATTAAGGGAGCCAGCCAAGAAAGTATAGATTTATTGGCCGGACAAACGAACGCCGTACGTGTAAACCAAGTGCAGGAAATAGAAATCTTGCGCCAGCAGCTTATACACCTTGCCAACATCGACGGCAAATTAAGCGTATCGAACCGGCACCTTGAACAGATAGAAAAGAATACTTCGGGAAGCGCGTCCGACCCGTTACGGGCGCAAGGAATAACAATGTAGCGATATGGAAGTAAATAAACGATTGGCCCGCGACGCCAAAAAGAAAGGCATTTGCGAAGAATGGTACGGCCGCCTTATAGATACCAAAGGGAAAGACGAACTTATTAAAATGTACCTTGAAGGTATCGACTTTTGCCTAAGCAACGAGTACCCCAGCAACGAATTTATACGCCAGCACTTCGTAGGTACTTGCGAAGCCTACGGCGTGTTCCTCGACCAAGCTATTACGGCAGGAAACTTCCGGCACGTAGTAGCCCTTGGCCGTTGCGAGGGTACCGCCACTTACGACGGTTGGAACGTAGGGCAGGTATTCGCAAAGCACCAAAGCCGGTTAAAGGTTCTTGCTACCGGTAATTCCTTCGTAATGGTAGACGTATTCGACGATACCACCGTAGAAGTAGAAGCACGGGATAACGCGAAGATTTGCGTAAACCACTACGGCGGGAACTTGACGACTACCACCGGCGACGGCGAAGGTAACGCGATAATAAAAGTTATTCGAAAAACGACTAAAACGTATTGATATGGCAGACGAAAGTAACATTATCCTAAATATGCCCTTCGATGAAGCGGCCGGTTCTACCATTGCTTACGATTACAGCAAGACACGGGCGGACGGTACGGTAGTAGAAGCAGATTTTACCGGCGGAAAGCAAGGCAATTGTATAAAGTTCGACGGTAACGGGCATTGCGATATAGACAAAAACGTAATTCCCCTTACCGGGAACTTTACCCTTCTTGCCTGGTTGAAGCGTTCAGCCTTCCCGGACGGCTTTACGGGTAAGCGTATCGGATTCTTTGCACGCTGGGAAGCCATAGAAGGTTATACGGAAGCGTGGTTTAACCTTGCGGCCGATACTTGGGGCTATTGGGCTATCGTCAAAGAGGGCCTAACAATCCGCATTTACCTTGATACGGCATTGGTGCAGACCATTACGCTACCCGCCCAGCCTACCGGTTTCGCTATCCTGCAAGACATCTATACGACCGCCAACGGGTACGGTTGTATCGACGAAGTTAAGGTATATAATACCGCCTTGACGCAGGAAGAAATTACCGAAAGTATTGCTACGGTGGCGCAATTGGCTTACAGTATAGACGGAACCGATTTTAAGGCTTGGGATATTTATGTAAGCGAAAGTAACGGCCTTCTTGACCGTCCCAAAATGAAAACCCCGGTTTCCGTTGATTGGCCGGATTATCACGGGGAGATAGTAGACCTTGAAAACAAGATACTGCAACCCCGCGAAATAACCCTTAATTGCTTTATGAAAGCGAACGGGAAGGTAGACTTTGTTACGAAGCTAAACGACTTCTTGGACGTATTCAGCCGGCCAAATACCCAGCGGCTTATGGTTGATATACACCCTACGAAACCGTTGCTTTACGAAGTCTATAACGAAAACGGGGTAGCCATTAACAAGCGTTGGAATGACGACCTTATGGTAGGAACCTTTACCTTGAAGTTGAAGGAACCCGACCCGGTAAAGCGTATCGTACGGCACCAGCGTTTAAGCAATGATACGAAGACGCTAACGATTACCCTAACCAGCGCGAAAGCGGTTACTATTTTTTGGGGCGACGGAACTCAAACGAACGACGTTTACGGAACCGACGTAACAGCGAGCCACGAATACACGACCGACGGAATTTTTTACGCCATTGTCGCCGGAGTTATCGAAGAAATAGAAAGTTTCACTACTAACGGTATTATCGTATGGAACAAATTATAGTAAGACACCCGGACGGGACTACGGCTCTATTGACTTCGCGGGCGCGTAAGTCCGGAGTTACCAAGGCCGAACAAAGTATTACGCTGTTAGGGGCGGATACGGTGGCGATAACCGTAAAAAGTGCCACGCCCTTAACCTTCCACTTGGGCGACCAAATAGACGTTTACGGGAAGACTTATACCCTTAACCAGCTTCCGGGCATTAAGAAGACCGGAAACCGGAATTTCGAATATACCCTTACTTTCGAAGGCGTACAGTACGAGTTAATCGACGTGCAATTTTTGTTACCGGACGATACCGTATTAGATAGCTTTACGGGCGATTTAGAAGACTTCTTAGGTATTCTTATCGGGAACCTTACCCGCGTATATCCGGGTAAATGGGTGTTAGGCGTTTTCCCTGCCAATACGGAGTTTAAGACGCTAACCTATACGGAAAAGAATTGTTTGGAAGTGTTGCAAGACCTTTGCGAGCAATACAGCACCGAATTTGAGATTACCCAAGCTAACGGCGTTCGTTCGCTCAATATCAAAATGGCCGGGGTAAACTTCCCCTATACTTTCCGGTACGGACGTACCGGCGGGCTTTACGAATTGACGCGCCAAAACATCAATTCCAAGAATGTAGTTACCCGGCTATACGTCTATGGCGGTAGTAGCAACCTTGGGGATAAATACCGTTATACCCGTCTTTGTCTTCCGGGCAAGGCAAAGAACGCTTCCTACATCGAAGACGCGGCCGCTATTGCGGCTTACGGATTGAAGGAGAATACAAAGATATTCGACGATATTAAACCCGAACGTTACGGCGAAGTAACTGCCGCCGGAAGCGCGTATTATGCCTTTAAGGACGCTACTATGAACTTCGACCTTAACGAAAAGGATAGCGCGGGTAATACAAAGTGGCTTATAGACGGAGTGAACGCAAAGGTAAAGTTCACTACCGGAAACTTGGCCGGATATGAATTTGACGTACACAAGTACGACCACGCGACGAAAGAAATACAGGTAGTACCGTTCACGGACGAAAACGGCATGAAGTTCCCCAGCAAAACAAGTGCGGCGTTTCAGTTCGGCGTAGGCGATAAGTATTTCTTCACGGATATAAATTTGCCGGACGCTTACAAGACCGAGGCGGAAAACAAACTACTTTCGGAAGGGAACAAAGCAATAGCCGGGTATAGCCAGCCGCAAGTACAGTACGGGTTAAGTATCGACGAAAATTTTATACGTCAGTTCGCCGGCGAATTGACCGTAGTAAACCTTTTCGCCGTCGGCGATTATATTCCGGTGGAAGATGAAGACATAGGCGTAAACAAATCGGTACGAATTACGGCTTTTACGCGCGATTTGCTGCGGGAATACAAGTATAATATAACCTTGGGCGACAGCGTAACCAAAACGACGATTACCCGCGTTATCGAAGACTTGCAGAAAATCGACAATGTTATAGAGATAAACGACCTTGCCGACCCGTCGAAGGCCCGCCGCAATTGGAAAGCCAGCCAAGAGGTATTAGCCAACGTGTTCGACCCCGAAGGCCACTATTACAGCGAGAAGATAAAGCCACTTTCGATTGAAACGACCATGTTAGCAACCGGCGCACGTTCCCAGCAGTTCGTATTACAGAACACCCGCTTTGAACCGAACTACGAAGGCAACCCCAATACGGTAAGGGTTGTAGGCGGTACGTTGGTTCACTACACGATAGCGGAAACCGTAAAGAGTTGGCAGCTAAATACGGCCACCTTCTCGAACCTTGTAAGCGGGACGGTGTATTACATATACGCCCGTTGCCAAAAGACCGGTACGGCCGGAAACATCGTTTTCGATACAGTACAGCGAAAGGTAGACAGCGACCCGACATATTACTATTTCTTGGTGGGAAGCCTAAGCAGCGCGATAACGGACACCGACGGAAAGCGGCCGGCGCGTCTTATTGCCCTTACTTATGGCGCGACTACTATTAACGGGCGATTCCTTACTACGGGCCGGATTCAAAGCGGCGACGGGCAAACCTATTTCGATTTAGATACCGGGGAAATTGGTGGGAACATCAAATTTCGTGCGTCCGACGGGACATTAAAGAATGTTTCCGAATTGGAACAAAGTGATATAGAGTATTTGCGCGACGCTTTCAAAGATGCAAGAACGGAAATAGAAGGCGGTGTAGCCCTTTCCGGGTTTATCGGGGTACGTGATACGGGACAAAATGTAGTAGCGGCTATGGCCGGTTACAATCCCACCACAGAATCCGACTACCCGATGATATTTGCGGGAGCGCAACAAGGGGGTATAGAGTATTACGGTTGGACAAGCAACAGTTATACTCACGTTTATACCAAAAGCGCAACGCCGAGTAATGGGGATAATTGTTACAACCGAGCCGGGGAAATTGTAGGAACAGTTACGAATATAGCAGGGGCGCAGATTTTCGCGTTATCCACGACGGGCGAAACCTACCAGCGTAATACCGATATTGATTTTACGGCACAAACGCCCTCTTCAATGGAAGGCAACCGGGCCAAATTCCGTGTATATAAAGATGGGCGGTGTATTTCCAACTACTTCGAAACGAGCGGGTCATATAAAACGATATATACGCTAACCTATTGCCCTCTTTTACAATTTACTACCGTGTTGGAAGTTTCCGAAAATTGCTATATGCGTTTAGTTTCTAACGAACAATTCGGGGTTTTAATGGAAACAAATTCCGAGCATGACGGTTATAACTGTTCATTATATAATTCGTCTTCATACCCTTGTACGGTTGTAAAAGGTACAAAAACTTCTTATACCCAAGTTGGGGTATTATCCCCCGGCGATTTAATGGAGTTCGTTAATATTATGGGGAGTTGGATATTGCGAAACTATACCAAATATTCGACAAAAGCATAAAGTGAGTTTTTAATATTTTACCAACAAACGTATTATTATAATACGCAAGTAGGTATTTTTGTGTAACTTAAAATTCGACGAAATGAGTACAACGAGAGGGGGCGAAACGGTTTCCGCCCAAATCGGAAGAATTGGCCCCATTGAAGGGCTAAGTACGGGTAACTTCAAAATGGAAGATACGCCGTTTAACATTAAGAACGACGGAGAAACCGCCGTAGTTCTTGAAGTAAACCTTTGGGGCATGGAGCCGGGCACGTTCGTAGCTACACGCTTCGAAGTAGGCTGGAACCCCGAAATAGTCCGCGAGATTAGGCAAACGAGTATTAACGCTACCCTTATTTGGGGGTATTAAATCAGCAAGATATGGGTTTATTGATTGGAGTAGGAAACACGAAGCCGACGTTTCCCTATGATTACTACTACGGTATAGAATGGGATTCTAACGTAGCTTCTTCGGCTTGTACCCGAATTGGTCGCCCGGAACTTCACGTTTCGCTGCCTATTCAAAGTAAAATGCGCCGTTGTATCTTGCGCGATAACGGAACGGTGGCTTACTACCTTCATGCGAACGACAGCACCAAGCGCGATACAGGAGCCGCCGCCAAACTTGACGGTACCGACGGGCAGGTAATGGTAGAAATACCGGCCCACTACCGCAAGTTCGAAGTAGACGGTACTAAATTCCGTTGCCTTCTTTCCGAACACGCATTGCCGGGGTTCCACTTGGTCCCGCTTGCCTATCGTTCGGCTTACGAAGCTGCCGTAGACCGTACCGTATCGGCTACGCCGAAACTTGCAAGTGTCGTAAACACTTCGGAGGCTTTCCGAGGCGGTGGCAATAATGCGGCATACGACGGAACATATCGCACATTTTTGGGCCGACCGGCTACGACTATCAGCCTTACCAACTTCCGGGCGTACGCGCGTAACCGGGGAAATGCAGGCAAGAACGGGGCCGGTTGGAATTGCGACGTTTACGAGGTACAAAAAACTTGCTGGTGGCTTTACGCCGTCGAATACGCTAACTTTAATTGCCAGCTTGCCTACAACGCAGAACCTACGAGCGAAGGATACAAGCAGGGAGGATTAGGCCCCGGCGTTACTACGGTAAGTAATTGGAGCGCATATAACGGGTATTACCCTTTTGTCCCCTGCGGTCATACCAACGCCCTCGGAAATAAAACGGGGGTCGTTGATTACGCTATGCCGGATTCGGAAGGGGGCGTATTTGCTACCGTTTCGGTTCCTTCCTACCGAGGTTTGGAAAATCCTTTCGGGCACGTTTGGAGTTGGACGGACGGCTGTAAATGCAATATTCAGAGCGACGCGGCCGGCGGCCTTAGTGAGTTTTTCGTATGTACCGACCCGGCCAAATTCCAAAGCAACGACTATACCGACTACGAGAAACGCGGCGACCTACCGCGCAAGGAAGGCTACGTTAAAGTTATGATGATTGTTCAGTTTATAATCCAGATTGGCACGGACCACAGTCAGTGGACGCTTATAATGACGCATAGATCGTTCTTTGCCCATAATTTCATTACGCTGGCCATCTATGTATCCACCATCCCAGTAATATTTTCGGTAGGTGGTGTCCACGGTCAATGAGTGATCCCAAGTATGGGAGAGGGCAGCATTCAGCTGCATATTCTTCAGAATGAAATTACGCTTCTGGTAATGTGCTGAGATATTCCAGGCATCTGAGTTCTTTTCTGCCATTCCATATACTTTGTCTTGAACAGAACCCGTCTGTAATTCTTTATCTGTCTTGGAATAGGAAGCGGAAACGAAGAATGCATCTGCCCATGACTTGTTGGCAACTCCTACCTCTATTTGCCCCAGTAAGGAGAAATAGTCAT